CTTATACTACGTTTAAGACTTGCGAAACAAACGGATCTACAGGGATGTAGGTTATATGCAAACCGCCATTGGTAAGAGCACTGCTCAATTATCCAACTCGGATTTTACTGCTTATAACTGCCGTCCCTTCAATCTGTGATCTACAAGGGACGGCCCGAAGGTTCGTCCTAAACTGGTTCTTACACTTATCCTTGTGGGTTTACTGTTTTCCTTCAGGTTCGCTATTAAATTTTAGAGATGACATAGCTGTCCCATCTCCGTCGCTGCTCAAATAGAGCTAGTAATATTATCCGCTACGATAATAACAACAGGGTTTATGTTCATCACCCCAAACATCTAGAAACATACGTCTAGATCGTAGATCCTCAATTTCCGCACTCGAGAGTTAGAGTGGAACTTTCATTCTAATTTGGTAGTAGTTTTCACCTACATTTCATAGAAACCAAAAGGAATTCATTTAACATGAATAAAAACGAATCATTGAATCATAATCCGGAGTTCCTGCTGTATAAGTAACTGCACCCTGTATCGAAACAGTTGTAGTGCCGTTACTAATACACCACCACGTCAAACTAACATGCACGTGTGGATCTACTCCTGTAATAGGACACGTAGATGACATATAGGGGGAACTAAAATTTATTGGAATATTGCTAACTTGAACAGATTCACTAACTGTTAAAGTACTAGCTCCAGCTCCTGCGTTGTCAATATCAACAGATGCATCAATCAACCAATTGCCCGCAGGCAATGTAAAAACTCTAGTAGCTGCATCATATTGAATATTTGAAGGATTCTGTAATGTTTGTGGAAAGGGTACATTAACTTGCACACCAGTTGCTCCACACGGTATATTTGCTCCGAAAAACACATTACAAAACCGATTTGGTGGCCCATAAACACCACCAAGAGGATCTAGAACAGGAATGGAGAGACGAACTCTATAATGAACATGGAGTTCACCTAGCTCTGCAACATTCAATATTCCCTGAGTACATACATAGAAGTTGCCAACATCATAAGTTTTGATATCAGTATTTGCAAGTTGGGCACCTGGTCTAACATAAAATGCATCATTCATCCGCCTTAACATAGCAGGGGGCACAACCAAGCGAAAATTCTCACAAGGCATAGCATCCGAATGACACATAGAATCCTCAACTTGTTGCTTGGTCGAGGGATCTATATCTGACGCATCAGGGTTGAAATACATCATCACTTTGCCCACTTGTCCATTCGTAGCAAATTCTGAAACTTCACGTTTGTAATAAAACTCTAACGATTCAAATTGATATTTTTGATAATTCTTTGCAATAGTAGACCCCCAAGGAAAAGTATTGGCTTGACCAATATTTACATTGTATTTGACCTGATTAAAGCTTGGCGCATTTGCTGACTTAACAGAAGCTATAAACTCATCTTCCGTAACAACTTGACCACGTCGATTAGACGTGCGATCTGAATTTCTCGTGGATCCTTTTCCAGCAAGTTGACGGGGTCCTCTTCCTTGTGCCATTCCACCCCTCCGATTTCTATTTCGATTTTTACGTCGGGGCTTCTTTTCTACAACAATTGTTGTTCCTTTTTGTGCAACCGTAGTTACTCCAGCTCTTTTCTGGCCTCGCCCACGCGGTCTTCGTGGGTTTCTTTTTCCTTTTCGTGTTTGTACAACGACAGCGCTCATTTTATAGTGCGCTTTATTCAGCTTAATTGATCTTTCTAACGCTTCTGAATAGGTTTGACACCAGTCGTTTTCACATAGGCATTCACACAGGCAATATGTATCTTCATCATGCCCACAACATTTATTAGACATGTTTAGGCACTGTGGATGTAACAATCTGTTACCTGTAAAGAGATTATAATAAAACTCATCTGGTTTAATCTGACACTTCGCTATAATCCAGCGTTCATCCTCACGTAAAACATCATCATACTCCTCAAGTAAAAAATCAATGATGTCCCGACAGAATTTTCTGAAAGGGGGGTCAGTCCAGCCGATTTGCAATAAACAAGTCACTCGGGTTAAAGTTGTCTCCGGAGTGAGATGTGCCTTTGGGGCATAAAGCAACGATCTCATGAGCTTATTTCGATCATATAATGGCACGGCTCTACCATTTAAAAACACAGTATGTGCGGATAAGAAATCCAAATCCTCAGGAAGTCGAGCATCTAAACTATCGGTCGTAGTTGTTATGCCAAGGGTCTTCCATACCTCAATGACTGAACGGCCATTATAAAAGGTATGTGCGAAATCCGATACAGTCCAAGTGTTATCATCACCTAACAGGGCTTTCGCCGTATGTAATTCAAAATCGGTGAAATTTCTAACTTCTTTTGGAGCAGTTTTTATCCACGCATAAGCAAGTATCCAGTACAATATTAATGTATTGTCTGTAACTGTGTTTACCGAACCTGAAGGATTACCAAGTTTCTTGAGCAGCAAGATTCCTTCAGGTGTCAATAAGAGAGTATTAACTAGGTTCCGATAATAGGTTTTAATTCGTTGCAAGTTAGCTTGGGTTTTATCCTTCTCAGCTAAACACTGCCATCTAAATCGTGCACAACCCCACATCAAAAACGCTCTTAGAGACGAGTCATATTGAGATTCATCCAAAGCATATCCATTTTTAAATATATTAAGCTTTTGATACAACTTATCCCAATTCCCTTTAAGAGGTGACATTCCAACAGCAGATGACGTTTTCAAATGGCTATCATACATCTTTTCATTCATAACAACAAAAAGACGAGTTCCATGTATCGTCGCATCTGTAGCTCCTGCAGCAAAAGTACGCTGGGAGTTTTCCGCTATCTTATCG